TGAGCTGTATGAAGTTAATCGCACGAGCTGGCTTGATAAAGATATCAGCAACAAAGTTGTTGGTATCGATAACTTGAGCTGTGTTATTAGACTCATCGCAAACTACTTTAAAGTCTGTAATACCACGGCGACCTTGAACGTCACGCAAGAACGGCTCAACAAGGTTTCTAAACTGGGCTCTTGTGAACGGATCGTTGAACTCGAACAATTGGAACTTAGCAGCTGTAGCGATTGCTTTCTCAAGCACAATAAACAATCTACGAACGTTAATACGATCGAAGGCTGAAGGCTTGGCAAGCAACGTCTTGTCACCGAATAGAACTGTACCGTTGCCGGGGAATGTTACAACGGGATTAATACCCTTCTTGTACAATGCGTCGCGATCTGCTTTACTTGGTGAGTAAGCAAGTTTAACAACGTTCTTAACTTGACCGCGATTGAAACCAGCAGGTGAGAACCATGGGTCAGCAACAAAGTCTGTACGAACTGCAAGACCGGCTGTATCACCGTTTAAGGGGATATAACGATAGACGTCATTGTAGCGATCGTATTGATACTTGTAACCAGAATCCAACACCGCATATGAGCTAGATGTCAAAGTCTCGCGGAATGCAACGATATCGGTAGCTTCTGAACCTGCGTTATTAACTACATCAGCCAGTTCAGGTGAAGCAAAAACGATAACGTCTTTTCTTACTTCTGCAATACTTGAGATAGCATAGTTAACAACGGTAGATGAAGCAGCACCTAATGGAAGCAACGAAATATCAAATGCTTCGTCATTAGCAAACAAGGCCAAAGCACTTGTAATGTTTCCATCAGTAGGAGCATCAGCAGAAACACCACCTGATAAAGATATTGTAACGTTAGATGTCAGATTAGCAAACAAGGATGCATTAGCTGCATTACCCCAGGCTGTACCTGTTGCAGTAACGTTGGCAGTATGATCCATCCAGTAAATGTATTCTGATTGAGTATTTACCACATCTTTATAGAATGCAGATGTACCATCGGCTCTTTTACCATCAGAGGCTTTAGAGGCGAAAGCAAATTTCTCTACCACTGTACCTGCAGTTCCTGAAAGCAAACCGTCTTCATCGATAACAGCAATGTGAAGTTCATCATGTGAACCACCCAAGTTGCTAACATATGCAGACGTACCAGGGGCAGCATCAAAGTTAGATGAATAAGTCCATGTAGAAAAGACATTACCGTCAGCTATTGATACTTTTAATGAGTTACCCAATGCACCTGGGTACTTAGCAGCCCACTCACCCACATTGGCTTCTCCAGCGGAATAAGATGCTGTGTAATGATCTTCGTTTCTAATAATAACTGCAGTAGATGCAGCGTTTGATCTTGCGTTCCTTGCAGTAGCTTGATTTACAACGCGGATTACTTGTAGGTTATTACCGTAAGACAAGAAATTGGCTGCTGTAAAGAAAGATTGGAATGTATCGCTGTTAGGCTTACCAAATCTAGTTACAAGAGCGTTTTCCGAATCTATTGTGGTAACAACACCAACAGGACCCCATGCAAATGCGCCAGCAAAGCCGCCGGCTGTTGTAGCAACGGCAGGAACGACCGATGTAAGGTCCTGCTCCGTTACCAGAACGCCTGGTGATAGCTGAAATGCCATATTTTTTCTCCTTATAATGTTATTCTGTCATAACAAATTTTATACCAGTATATTTATAAATACTGAACTTTGACTATTACCAGCTACGTTCTTTAATAAAATCCGAATAATCTTTTTGATATTTGTCACTTAACCAAATATCACCATCTACTACCTCAACATCTGGTTCCATTGACTGTCCGTTGTCAATAAATCCAAATGGGGTTAATTCGTCTTCTATGTTCTTCATCTGCGAACTATAGAGCGCTTGTCTATTGTTTGCATTCATTAAATCCTTAAACATGGGGTCATTTGTAGCCCATGCAAAAAGAACTAATGTCATAGTCAAATCATCATTGTAGCCTTCATCAGCTTGAAACACACCATTGTGTTCAATAAATGTTGAAAATTCTGATATAATGTCTCTATCAAAAACCAGTAGTTTATTTTCTTCTACCAAAGATTTTAAAGTTGCACATCCTATGCGCTTAACTTGTTTTGTTGTTCTTACACCCAGAATAGAACTTCTTCCTGAACTAGAAAGAACTTGGCCATATCTTGCATCGGATCCGACCCAGATCATATTCTCGTACTCTAAGTCGTTGTATATAATATCGGCAACTTGTTGACCAATATCATTAATCTCAACCAACACATATGCACTGTTATAGTCCTTAGATACCTTATGAATAACAGTAGGGTATAATAGAGGACTAATCTTATTGTTTCTATATTTAGCTACAACTTTATAGGGGTATTCAGTAGTATCGATAATAGTAAATGCAGAATAATCACCACCAATACCTCTAGATGTATCAACGGTTGTAAAGTATACATGACCTGGTACAGGGTACTCAAGAATATCTAACCCATCCTTTTCATGCATGAAAGGTATTGGAGACATTCTAGCAATTGTATCGGGGGCAATTAAGGTATTAGATGAACCAAGAAATGCACATAAGACCTCTTGGTTAAACTTAAGTTCTCCTAAGACTGATTTTTGCTCTTCAGCCCATTTTTCATCTCTACCCGGTATCTTCCAGTAAGGTATTTGCAAGGCAACAAATCCGTTACGACCTTCTTGAGCATCATTCCAATACTTCCAGAAGTGATTATAACCTAGAGGTGTGGAGGTTAGCAACACCTTTGTGGTTTCACCAGCCATAATAGTTGGGTATGTCGACGTAAAGAACTCTTCAGCCACATTATTAGGAATAATAGCTGCCTCGTCAATGTACAACCAATTAACTGATTTACCTCGAATACCAGAAGTAGAGGTGGCAGATGTAAATACCTTAGAACCATTCTCTAGTTCAACGTCACCTTTGTTCCAAGTCTTAATACCTTGTTGCATCCAAAGAGGTAAGTTCTCGTACATAATCTGGTAACGAGATAATACTTCTCTGGCCGCGGTCGATTTGTTAGCTAAAATAGCAACCGTTTTGTTAGAATTAAAAATAGTGTAGTGAAGAATACAGGCAGCCGAGGTAATGGTCTTACCCTGTTGGCGTCCTTCCATCAGAATAACTTTTCTATTATTCATAATGACATCTACTTTTTCTCTCTGACAATCGTATAGACTAAAGAGAATTAAACCTCTATCTAAAGAAACAATATAACAATAGTTTTCAATAAAGTATATTGGATCTTCTTTACACTTCATTAACTCCTTTACCTGCTCGGAGGTGAACTGCATCTCAAAGCCGGCAGGCTTTAAGTTACTATTACCATTGTAAGAATTATTTTCCATTAATCATCTTCATAAGATCAGAAGTAGAGCCAGCAAACACTATGTTGTTCTGCTGTTTAATATTCTCCATCTTACCGCTTGCCTTATCAATATCTTTTTTAGTTTTATGCAGACCAATTAACTCTTTTGTAATAGCAGTTTGTGCTGATATCAATTGCCCAGCAACTTCAAATGCTCTTGGGTTCTCAGAGTTCTTAGCAATATGAACCAACTCAGTCATTACATCTTCATTTTTATTGATTAAACTACGAAGGGTGTTGCGAGCCAATTGAAAGTCATCCTCTTGATCTAACTCAGAAGGATTATACGCAACAGGCATACTCGTTGGAATAGGCAAATCAACGTCTGTCTCAACATTAAAGACATCATTAATTCTGTTAAGTGATTTCATTAAAAGTCCTCAAACGTATCTATAATACTAATTGTATCGCCAGGAACAGCGGTACCAGGATCAACTGTTGCGGTGTATGAGGATTGTTTATTAGATAGCGCGGGGTCTGAAAATGTATTAACGTTTGTAGTTCTGATAATGCCCTGTCTGTTGATAGGACCGTAAAAGTTAAGTTTCATTGTAAAGTTGAGAGTCCAGATAATGGCTCTTCTTTGAGTAAAGTCACCCTCATACTCATCTTCGTAGGTAATGTTATCTAGTATAATAGGTAAGTCATTCTTAATGCCCATTGCTGGGATTGCATTAAGAGTCAAGTTATAGTCA